ATTAGTTGGATAAACATCTTCCATATAATATGTAGCCAATGGAGAACCAGTACGGTCTAAATGTTGTACTAATCCTGTACCATAAACACCAGTAGCACTAGTACTACGAACAGGGTTAGCATGACCTTGAATTCTCTGCATCCATCTTTCAAAATATCCTCGTGTTCCCCATGTAGGGTCATTGAAAACTGTAATTGTCCAATCTTCAAAAGTTCTATCTCCGGGCACTTTCAATTGTCGGCCAAGATATGGAACATCCATATTACCGATAACTGAAGCAGGAATACTTGATGCTTTTCCCAAGAATTCAAGATTTTGACCACCAACAGGACCGTTCAACATTCGCACTTTGAACTGGTTAGGTCTTACACCACCTTGAAACTGATTTTTAAAATTTGAAATATTACTCATTGTTTTACTCCTTTATTTTAATATATTTATAAGACTTAACCACCGATTTCTGTGAAATTAACATCAGTTCGGGCGGCAATAAAGTTAAGTTGAATGAAATTAATAGACCTTGTTGGTTTGATATAAATATCACCAACAAAATTATTAGTATCAATAACCTGTCCTGTATTGTTTGAACTATCACAAACTACTTTAAAGTCTGTGATACCTCTTCGTCCTTGTACTTCTCTCAAGAAAGGTGTAACAATATTTACAAATTGAGCTCTTGTGAATTCATCATTGAATTCAAACAACATTGCTTTAGCAGCAATTGCAATTGCTTTTTCAAGAACAATGAATAATCTACGAACATTAATACGATCAAATGCTGTTGGTGTAATTTGCATAGTTCTATCACCAAACAAAAGAACACCAGCACCTTGTTGTGTGGTAATTGGATTAACACCAGCCTGATAAAGTTCATCACGGTCTGCTTTTGTTGGTTCCCAAGAAGTTTTTACAATATTTTTAATTGTACCTCTTGACAAACCAGCAGGTGACCACCAAGCATCATTTGAGAAATCAGTTCTTGCACATAGTCCTGCAATATCAGGATTCATAGGAACATAAATAAAAATATCACGATATCGGTCATACTGATATTTCCATGCATTATCCATAATACCATAACTAGAAGAACCAAACGCAGTTTTTTCAGTTTTAATAGCCTCAACTTGACTATTGGCAGCTGCTCTTACTACAGATGCTTTAGTAGGTGAAACAAATGCTACACAATCTTTACGAACAGCTGCAATATCTTCAATAAGATGTTTGCCTGTAGTTGGATTACAAGGTCCAGCTATAAGTAATGTTACATCTACTGTTTCGGGGTCAATATAAAGATTATATGCCTCTTCTTCTTGTCCAGCAGTAATTGCACCACCAGAATTACCACCAGTAAGAGAACCACCCACTATTGCATCCGTATTTGTTGTACTTGCCATAATACGAAATATATTTCCAGCACCTGTACTGGGATCCTTTTTTGGTTGTCCGGGCTCTGCACCTAAGTTATCAGTAATAACATCATCTGCTGTTAATTGTGAAGGAGCACCCAACCAGATATATTGAGATTCGTTACGCAAAACATTTCCTACATAATTTGATGAACCATCAAATCTTTTAGCATCTGATGCTTTACTTACAAATGCGTGTGTTTCCAATATCTCGCCAGGTATACCAGTAATTATACCACCTTCATCAATAACAATAACGTGCATCTCATCGTTAGAAGCACCTGATGCTGTTGCATCAGCAGAAGTTGTTGGAGAATCACTAAAAGATGCCAAGAATAATTTTTGGTCATCTGTTCTTGAACCAACAGGTGTTGCTTCAGCTATTGCCCAACCAGATTGATCTATTGCTAATGCTTTAAGAGAATTACCTCTTGCGCCAGGATACTTAGCAATAAATACAGTATCAGAATTAGCTATTGATGTAAGATCCTCATCATAGTCATCTACGTTATTTACAACTCTTGCTGTACCTGCATCAACATCACCAACTACTGAATTTATAGCATCATCAGCAACATTTCTTACTACTAACAAATTATTTGAATATGCTAGATAGTTAGCAGCTGACCAAAAATATTCTGCTGTAGCTGCATCTGGTTCACCAAATGTTTTTACTAAATCGTTTTCTGTTGTAATTCTTACTCTTTCTAAAA